TTTTTTTCTTGACATTTTTCCATAATTAGATTCTCTAAAAACCTATACATTTTAATACCTCGTTTGTCGCAATATTTCTTTAACACACCGTGAACTTCGATGTCAATCTTAAGGTTTTTTATCTTCTTATTATCGTTAGACATAGGGGCAGAATTAAGGCAGAATAAAATCTTACCAAAATATAAATACTTTCTATAATGTAAAGTTTTTCGTGTTTTGAGAAGTATTTATAGGTAAATAAATAAATTAAAAGAAATTTTTAGTATGGCAACAAACAGTAAGGTTTTTGTTTCACCAGGTGTCTATACTTCAGAGGTTGACTTAAGCTTTGTAGCACAGAGTGTTGGGGTAACTACTTTGGGTATTGCTGGAGAGACTCTGATAGGACCGGCTTTTGAACCAATCTTTATTACAAGTTTTGATGATTTCCAAACCGTATTCGGTGGGACTTCACCTGAAAAATTTGTAAATACACAGATTCCAAAGTACGAAGCCGCGTATATCGCAAAAGCATATTTACAACAATCTAACCAATTGTTTGTAACTAGAATTCTTGGTCTATCAGGATATGATGCAGGACCATCTTGGTCAATCACAACGGTTGCAAACGTTAACCCAGATACTATCGATGTATGGTGTTTGAGTTCAGTAACAGATTTTACAACTTGTGTAACGACTTGTGTAACACCAAAAGAATTAACATTCTCAGTACAATTTACAGGTTGTACAAACGATTCAGGAACGATTAGTTATTTAACATCTTTCCCATCTGAGATTGAGGATCTATTATTATCCCAATATGAAGAGTTTAATGGTGATACCTCAACTCTAAATGATCAAATTCAAAACTTAGTATTCAATGTAATTACAAGTGCTAATCCATATACCGCAGAGGATCAACAAATTGCATACTTCGGTTCTATTGCAACTGATGATTACGATGTATTAAGTGGATCAGGATTTAGTGCTGAAACTAACGTGTTCGAAGTTCCTTCGGTTTCATTCAATGACACTGATTTGAATTCGGCGTTTAATGATTCTTGGTATTATGCATTGTTTAATAATAATGGTAATACTAATTACTCAGGTTTCTCATTCTTTACTTATGTATCAGGATTAACGCCTTATTTCCCTAACCCTACACCAACACCTGGAGCTACGGCATCACCAACTCCTACACCTTCATTTGTAAATCCTTGTATTACACCATCACCTTTCACATCACCAACACCTACACCTACACCAGTTAACATCGATTGTTATTCAGGTACTATTGTTGGTAAGATCTACTATTACACAGGTACTTCTTATGTTGATTATGATAATGTTGTTGTTGGTACTTTGAGATCAAGAGGTATCTCTACTTACACAACTGACACTAACCCAACTTATTCAGTAACAGGTACGTCAGACGTAACATTAGACATGACAGGTCAATACTCTGGAGTTCTTAAAAACCCTTACTTAACGTTTGGTGTTAATGTGGTTGATAAGTTCGGTACGTCATTTAAGTTCGAAACATCACTTACACAAAACGATCCAGAATATTTCACTAAAGTATTTGGTATTACTAACTTCCAAAAACCAAGAATCGAGGTTCCGATATTTGCAGAAGAAGTGTTCCAATCATTCTTGAACTATTCTTGGAGAAAAGGATATATCAAAGGTCTTAACCCTAACCCAATCGCATTAGACTCAGCACAAAGTGGAGACCCTGATTCAATTGGTTGGTACTTAGATAAATGGCAAACACCAGCATCACCATACGTGGTATCTGAATTAAGAGGTAATAAAGTTTATGACTTATTTAGATTCTATACAGTTTCTGATGGTGACGCAGCAAACACTTTAATTAAAGTTTCAATTGTCAATCAAACATACAACAACTTAACGTTTGACGTATTAATCCGTGATTATTTTGATACAGATGCAAATCCTGTAGTACTTGAGAAATTTACAAACTGTACTATGGATCCAGGACAAAATAACTTTGTCGCGAATAAAATTGGTACATTAGATGGAGAATACTTGTTAAACTCTAGATATGTGATGGTTGAAATGAGTGAGGATGCTCCGATAGACGCATTACCTTGTGGATTCAACGGGTTCAACTTTAGAAATTATGCAGGTGCTAATTCACCATTCCCAATTATCAAAGGTAAGTATGACTTCCCTGGTGAAGTTATTTACAACCCACCGTTTGGTTTATCTTCAGGTAACGATAACGCTTTGATTAGCCCGGGAGATAATGTAAGAAGAACTTACTTAGGTATATCTAATAGTTTAGGTTGGGACCCTGCTTACTTCGAATATGTTGGTAAGAGAAATCCAATCAACTCTTGTGATATCGATGGTTTACCATTTAATTACAGATCTGCTGGTTTCCACATGGACGTAAATGCAAGTGGTTTAACAATCGGACCTGAGTTCTCAACAGCAGGTGATCAAAGATTTATCTGTGGTAACTCACCGTTCATTACTGATCCTGAATCACCAACAAATGCATACTACAGATTGTTTGCTCGTAAGTTCACATTCTTAGTACAAGGTGGTTTCGATGGTTGGGATATCTACAGAGAGTGGAGAACAAATACAGACCAATTCCAAATTGGTAGAAGTGGATTCTTAAGAGGGGCTTGTCCTTCTACAAGATACCCTAACGCTACAGGATGGGGAGCATTCAAAGAGATTTCTCTTGGTGATGGAACTCAAAACTTTGCAAACTCTGACTACTACGCATACTTGTTAGGTCAACAAACATTTGCAAACCCTGAAGCGACAAACATCAACGTATTCGTTACACCTGGTATTGATTATGTAAATAACAGTAACCTTGTAGAGGCAGCAGTTGAGATGATCGAGTTTAACAGAGCGGATTCACTTTACGTGTGTACAACACCTGACGTGGATATGTATGTTCCTAACTTGAACGGTCAAGACTTATTAATCTACCCAACTGAATCGGTTGATAACTTGGATAACACAGGAATTGACTCTAACTACACAGCAACTTACTATCCGTGGGTATTAACAAGAGATAGTGTGAATAACACTCAAATCTATATCCCACCAACAGCTGAGGTTACAAGAAACTTAGCGTTAACAGATAACATCGCGTTCCCATGGTTCGCAGCGGCGGGTTACACTCGTGGTATTGTTAACTGTATCAAGGCTCGTAAGAAGTTGACTCAAGAAGATAGAGACATTCTTTATATAGGTAGAATTAACCCAATTGCAACCTTCGCTGATGTTGGTACTGTGATTTGGGGTAATAAAACTCTACAAGTTAGAGAATCTGCTCTTGACAGAATCAACGTAAGAAGATTGTTGTTACAAGCTCGTAAATTGATTTCAGCGGTATCTGTAAGATTATTGTTTGAACAAAACGACGCACAAGTTAGACAAGACTTCTTAAATGCGGTTAACCCAATCTTAGATGCGATCAGAAGAGATCGTGGTTTATATGACTTCCGTGTAACGGTTTCTAATGATCCTGAGGATATTGATAGAAACCAATTGACAGGTAAGATTTACATCAAACCTACAAGATCACTTGAGTTCATCGACATCACATTCTACATCACTCCAACAGGAGCATCGTTTGAGAATATATAAGTTGGTTTATATTCATATGAAAAGGGGAGGCGAAAGTTTCCCCTTTTTTATTTATAGAGATATTTATTTATATGAATTATAAAAAAATTGTTAAACAGATCATTTCAGAGATCATTCACGATCAGATGAAACCTACAATGAAGTATTATGCTTTTGACTGGGATGATAACCTTATGTATATGCCAACTAAAATCTATACCAAAGATGATAAAGGTAAGGTTGTTGGTATGTCAACAGAAGATTTTGCAGAATACAGAACTGAAATCGGTAAAGAACCCTTCGAATATGAGGGACATACCATAGTTGGTTTTGATGAAAACCCATTTAGAGACTTCAACGTACCTGGTGATGAAGGGTTTTTAAAAGATGCAATGAAAGCACCTACAGGACCAGCATGGAGTGATTTTGTTGAGGCGGTTAATAATGGGTCAGTTTTTTCGATCATTACAGCAAGGGGACACACACCTTCAGTTCTTAAAAACGCAGTTTATAACTTAATTAAGAAAAACAAACACGGATTAAGTGAAAAAGAATTAATTAAAAATTTAAAAAAATATAGAGAACTAGCTGATGAAGATGATTTATCTGATGAGGAACTTCTTAGGTCTTACTTAGATATGAACAAATATCACCCTGTAAGTTTCGGACAAGGTTCTGCTGCTAACCCTGAACAACTTAAAGTCGACGCTATGAAAGAATTTATGACATACGTCCAAAATCTTTCTAGAAGATTGCAAGAAAAGGCATTTATGAAAAATAAGATTAGCAATTATTTTGTTCCTTATATTGGTTTTTCAGATGATGACTTAAGAAATGTTCAAGCAATGAAGAAACATTTTGATGATGAAACTGGTTTAGAAATTTATCATACAGGAGGAGGAAAGAAGACTAAATACTAATTTAGTTGTGCCTAGTAAATGTATAACTTGAAAAATATTTGAAGTAAATAGAAAATTTTTTATTTCACACTATTTATAATAAAAATAAAAGACAAAAGTAAAAAAATAAGATATGGCTGATTTGTTAATGAAAATGCCGATCCCTTACGAACCGAAAAGGGAGAACCGATGGATTTTGAGATTTCCATCATCACTTGGTATTAATGAGTGGTACGTTGAGACGACATCTAGACCAAAACTTACTATCAACACAACTAAGATTGACTTCTTAAATACTTCAACATATGTTGCAGGTCGTTTTGAATGGGGTGAACTTCCAGTTACTTTCCGTGATCCAATCGGACCTTCAGCATCACAAGCTGTAATGGAATGGATTCGTTTATGTGCTGAGTCAGTAACAGGTCGTATGGGATATGCTGCGGGTTATAAAAAGAATGTTGACCTTGAAATGTTAGACCCAACAGGAGTTGTGGTTGAGAAATGGATTTTAGAAGGTACATACTTAACAGGATATGATGGAGGATCTTTATCATACTCAAATGATGGTATCGCTAAGATTACTGCAAACATGAGAATGGACCGTTGTATCTTGGTTTACTAAAAAAATATTACATACAAATTATATAAGACCGTATACTTTACTAGTTACGGTCTTTTTTTATTTTTAATTATAAAAGAAAGTTTATGGAACAAGATGTATATGTAGCAGGACAAGAAGGTTTTAATTTACCTCATGACGTAATTCAATTACCAACACAAGGTAAATTTTATAAGTCCAAAAAGAAATCGATTAAAGTTGGTTACTTAACTGCCGCTGACGAAAATATTTTGGCTGAGGTTGATTTTAGAAAAAATGTAAACGAAGGTATTATTCTACCTTTGTTAAGAAACAAGATATATGAAAGAGATCTTAGACCTGAAGAACTTTTAGATGGTGATGTTGAGGCAATCTTATTGTTTTTACGTAATACATCCTTTGGTCCTGAATATAAAATAACTCCGATTGATCCTGAAACAGAAGAAAGGTTCTCATCAACAATTCTACTTGACGAATTAAATTATAAAAAAACGGATGTAGAACCAAATGAAGACGGATATTTTGAGACGACACTCCCTGTGTCAAAAAAGAAAGTGGTTTTAAAACTATTAACCATAAGTGACAAGATTGAAATTGATAGAGTAGTAAAATCATATCCTTCTGAAAGAACTGCACCTGTCATTACAACTAGATTATTAAAAAATATAGTTTCCCTTGATGGTGATGAAGATAGATCTAAAGTCAGTATGTTTGTTGAACAAATGCCAATTGCCGATTCCAAATACATTAGAAGATTTTTAATTGATAATGAACCAAGATTAGATCTATCAAAAGAAGTTATAGCCCCGTCAGGAGAAAAAGTGGTAGTGGATATCACTTTTGGGGTGGAATTTTTTCGGCCTTTCTTATCAATATAAGACAATCTTATTAGACGAATTTTATTATTTCTCAAGACTATTCAGAACTCAATATTCTGAGTTTATGAATATGCCCACCTACGTCCGTAGATATTTAATCCAAAAACATGTTGAGGAGACTAAAACCAATAATTAAATATTTATGAAATAAATGTAGTTATGTCGGATAGAGAAGAAGAATTAAAGAAGGAAAACAAATTACTTGAGGAACAACTTGCGAAATACAAAAAACTGAACCAACAGGACAGTGATCGATCTGGTAGTATGAAAAAACTTTATGACGATAAAAACGAATATATAGGAAGTTGGACCGCAGACCTTTCTGTCATTAAAAAAAGAATGGAAGATACTTTTTCAAGTATAGGTCAAGCACTCAACCCTGCTGATTTAGGTGCCTTTGAAGAATTAGATGAAAGAGCGACAAGTCTCCAAAACAAATTTGGAGCAACTAAGGGTGTAATGGAAGGATACAAACAAAGTATCGCCGACACCATACCTGAATTAATTAGAATGGGAATTTCCGAAGAAACTGCTGTAACGAATATGGCGACTCTAATGGAAAGTATGGGAAGTTCTGCCACGTTAGGTACCGAAGCAATCACTGAAGTATCAGCCGCGGCTAAAGTAAGTGGGGTAGAGATTGGTAAATTATCGGCTAATTTTAGAGATGTCGGTATTTCAATTTATGATGTTGGTGATCAAATGAAAGAAGTAACCGATATTGCAAGATCTGCCGGTGTATCAGTTGCCGGTGTTTCAGACAAAGTAACAAGTAATTTAAATAAAATGAATCTTTACAACTTCGATAATGGAGTAAAAGGTTTAGCGAAAATGGCAGTTACTTCAGAAAGACTTGGAATTAGTATGAACCAAGTATTCGAATTTGCGGAACGAATATATAATCCTGAAGGTGCAATAGAAATGGCTGCGGGTCTACAAAGACTTGGGGTTACAGCAAGTGGGTTATTGGATCCACTTAAAGCAATGGATTTAGCCGCGAATGACCCTGAAGGACTACAAAAAGAAATTGTTAATATAACCAAAGAATTTACCAAATATAACGAAGCAAATGGTAAGTTTGAAATTATGCCAGGATCTAAAAGAAGATTGAGGGAGATTGCAAACGAAATGAGAATACCTGTAGAACAATTAACGTCTATGTCTATTAAGGCTGCGGATTTCGATATGAAAATGAAACAAATCGAATTCCCATCTTTGGCTGCGGATCAAGAAACAAAAGAAATGATTGCGGGAATGGCTCAGTTGAAAGAC